GTACCCAATACAGTACTAAGAGCTCTTACGTTTCCAAATACACTTACTAGCGCTTCGTCGTTTCCTTTAAAGCTTTCGGTAAGGAAAGCTAGCGTAGACTGTAGGCCTTCTTCTCCTACCTTGTTTCTAAGGTCCTCGGAAGTTAAGCCTATCGTAGCTAGTGCCTTTTCAGCGTCTTGCGTAGGCTTTAAAAAACTAGTCATTACACCGCGTAAACCTACTACGGCTTCTTCTGCCGGTACACCCAAACGGGTAAAGGTCGCTATGTTAGCGCCTAACTCTTGGAAGCTTATACCTAGCTGCGAACCTATACCCACTATACGCCCAAGGGTAGGAGCTAGGCTTTCCGCTTCTAGGTTACCTTCCCTTACTATAGCCGTTAAAGTGTCGGTAGCTTCCGCTGCCGTTAGTCCTTCTTTGCTGTAGGCTTGTAGTACCCCCGTTAAAGCTTGCGCTATTTGTTGGGTATCTCCTAAACCAATAGCGGAAGCTTTAGCGGATCGTTCTAATACCTCCGTAGCCTCTGCCCCTCGTAGACCTGCGGAGGCCACCGTAAAGAGTGCCTCGCTTAGTGCTTGTTGGCTTTGCCCCGTTGCAGCGCTTACGCCTTTTACGCTATTCTTAAAATCGTCTAGCGCCTTGCCCGTAATACCTACGAGGTTCTCTATTTTGCTAAAGCTAGTCTCTAGGTCCGTAGCCATCTTTACACCGGCTGCGCCAGCAGCGGCGAAAGGTAAAGTAACATTTCTAGTAATATTACCGCCTATACGTTTAGCACTAGCCCCAAACTTTTTAAGGCTGTTACTAGCTATCTTTAGGCCTCTTTTAAGGCCGGAAAGGTTAGCGCCTATGCTTACGTTAGTACTCGCTACGCTCTTTTTTGCCATTTGCTTAGTATTGCTTTAGCTTGTTCTTTACTTAGCTTTGCTTCTTTGTGTTTCTTTTCCCAAGGAAATACAGTAAGATCTTGGGGCTTTATCTTTTTGTTTTTTGGTAGCTCTAGGTTTACTAGTATAGTAGTACTCCAGCGCTCCCGTTCCCAGCTTTGCTGCTGGTTTATTTCGTACAAATTAAAAAAGCCTTTTAAGGCATTATTTAACTCTCTAGGGGTAGCATTGTAAAACGCTTCCGGGTTCCAGTTTAACTGCCCTAGGGCTAGCTCCTGGTAGCTGTCAAAAGTTAAAGGGGCTGCCGAGCTTTCGCCCGGCGCCCCGTTTACTTTTTTTCCTCCTCCGAGGCTCCAAAGCTTGAGCTAAATACGTTTAGGACCTTCTCCATAGCTTCCGGCTGTTCGTCTAGCCAGTCCGCTACTTCCTCTATGCTATAGCTATAAGGTTTTTTCTCTACCCTAGCGCCGTGCTTTAAACCGCACCAAACCAAAAAGAGTGCATCCTTTAGCTTCATATTTTCGCCGAGGTTATCAAGGTCGGCCATAGTGTAGCCGTTCTCCTCGGTAAATTCCATTAAAGCAGCGAAGCCAAACTTTACCGGTCTTTCTTCGCCTCCTATTTCTACGTATTTAACCATTTGCTTTAAGTGTGTTTAGTGTTCTATTAAGATATTACGCCGTAAGTTATAGCGCCGCTTAATTCAAATGTAGCTGAATAAGTTACATTGTCCTCCATTCCGCTACTAACTTCTAAAGAAGTAACGTAAGCTGAAGCACTCCAGTAGTGATCGCCGGTTACTTCAGTAGAGAACTTAACAGTAAGAGCAGTACGTCCGCTCCAAGCTGTCATAAGATCATCTACGCCGTAAGCTGCGTCTTCTGCGTATAGTGCAGATACCGAAATAGTACCGCTTTTAGTTGCCTCTAGTAAGTCTCTCGTTCCGGAGCTGTCCTTAGTAGTTGCGTCTCTCGTATCCATCGAGAGAGAAATAGAGCCCTCCGTAGCGTGAGCTATTAGGGTGCTTCCTACGTAAACCCCTAGTAGGGTTCCGTTCATAATGCCAGTAGTTGCCATTTTAATTTAAATTTATTTGTTCTTCTTCTATTACTTGCGGAGCTTCTGCCGGGGCTTCCTCTCCAAATTTAACAGCCTTTCCCGCTTCTATAAGCTCCTGGCCGTATTCGTTTACTACTGATAAAGTTAGACCTTTAGCTAGCTTCTTACCGCTAGGAGAGGTTACTTTTTTTGTTAGTGTTATTTTCATCGCTTAATCCTTAAAATGTACTCCGAGCTGCTTACGTAAGTCTCGGTAGATGGATCGTTATCTACGTCCAAATCTATAAATTGTATGCTGTCTATTACTACCCCTTCTACGGTTCCCGTGTAACGGTCTAAAGCCGTTCTAACTTTCTCCGTAAGGTCCGTTAGTTCGCTGTAAGTTTCTGCTGCCGCTACTATGTCGTAGCGTATTTCATCTAAAGTACTTACCCCGCTTTTAGTATCGCTGGGGCTGTTATCTTGTAGCACATATACCACAAAAGGAAAAGCCGCGCCTTGCGCTGCTATCTGCGGGTAAACCTTAGTACCTATTATAGCGCTTACGTCGCTATCATTAGTAAGGATAGAATATATAGCTTTGCCTTCGTTCATTATCTACTTAGCTGGTATATGCTTTGCTTTAGTATTTTTTGCACCTCTCTTAATAGCTGTGCTTGTGTTTGTGCTGCGGCTTTCTTAAAGCCTTTCTCTGCGTAATCTATGTTATTTTTTTTGTCCGGTTCTGCTTTAGCTTTACCCCTTCCTAGCCCATAGTTTACTATAGCTGCGTAATACCCGTCGAAAGTCTTACCCGCTCTTTTTCCAGTTCTAGCTCCTACATAACCTAAAAGAGCTCCCTTTTTTTTACTAGGAATAAATCCTATAGACCTTTTTAAGTTACCGCTTTTATAAGTTACTTCTTTATACTTACGCTTTGCAGGATCTTTAGAGCGTTTTGTTTGTATACTTTTAGTAACAGCCTTTTTCTTTTTAGAATTAGTTATAGAACCTTTAACAGCTTTTACCATTGGTTTAGCTGCCTTCTTTATACCGGCCTTAAATTGCCTAGCTTTCTTACGGTCTATTTCTGCTAACCGTTCTAGCTTCATTAAGGCCTTTTCTAGTCCTTCTACCTCAAAGTAAATGCCGTCCTTCATTAGTCCCTTAACGTAGTGTCTAAGATTAAGTAACGCTCTCTACCTTCTAAGCTTACGCCCTCTATTTCGTAGGTATTGCCGTCCCAGCTTATTTTAGTGGTAGCGTCTACGTCGCTGCGGTATCTAATCGTAAAGCGGACCTTATTAACGCTAGTAAGTCTAGAAGTTTCTTCTCCTTCCTTTACTGTGCGGTAGTCTACTTTAGCCCATACGTTACCTAGGTCGCTATACGTGCGTACGGCCTGCCCGAAGCTGTCCGTACTTACGCTAGCACTTCGTAGCGTTATTCTTCTATCTAGTTTACCGGGATCAATCAAAGCGGAAAACTCTAAACGGGTTTAGTAAGTACTCGCTAGCTGTAGGTAAGCGGTGTACGCTATCTACTCGCTTCTCGTACATTTCTCCAATAATCAAAAGCATAGCCATTTTTATATTTGCCGGTACGTCCGAAGCTTGAGTATAGCCGCAGGTGTAACGAATAATAACAGCGTTTACCGTGTCCTTTGTAGCTTGCCAGCCTTGGTCGGGCATTATACGCCCCGGCTCGCTTACTAGGTCGGTATTGTAGTCGCTAGCTGTTACGGTCTGCTCTACTCCGCTGCCGTCTACATACTTAACACTAGCTACGCTTTGCACTGGTCCTCTACTTAAATAGATTATATTCTTGTCCCCTTGGAAAGGATCTACTCCCGTTTTATACACCGGGAAGAAGTCGTAGAACTCATCTATTACCGTAGTCAATAAGAACCGCCCTAAGTAGTGCTCCGCTATTTGTGTCGAAGCGTCAATAAGTACCCCTAGTAGAGTGTCCTCGTCGCTAGAGTCTACACGTAAATAGTCCTTAACCTCTTGTACGGTTAAAGCTTTTAAAGTTGCTGGGGTTACTATACTGTAGCTCATTACTTAGCTTTGCGGGTTGTTCTTTTTGTGGTCTTTTTGCTTACTGCTCTTTCAGCTTTAGCCGCTTTCTTCTCCTCTACTATAGAGCAAAAGCCTATTTTTAAATACTCTTGAGCTACCGCAGCGGGTAAAACTACCACTTGACCCTCTCGGTAGTGGAAGTTTACCCCTGCTATAGCCCGGTTAAATATAACCTTCATACAAACTTATTAAGCTTGGATTAAGTGTTTAACAGCGCTGCCTTGTAATAGGTGTCCGTCTATTCTACGGTAACCAATAAAGCCAGTACTTAACTCGTCAGCGAAGCGCTCATTTAAGCGTAAGATTTGTACGCCGCCTGCTTCGTGAATGTAGTACTGTGAAAGGTCCCCAAAAATAATTGATTTAACCCCGGTAGCCATATCTGCTATATCTTCGTTAATATAGACTGGCTTACCGAAAAGCATATCCATTTCACCTACTGCCATTCCTGGAACGTAAGCCGGGAAGTCGTTAGACTGTCCAAACCCTAAAACACGAATAGCTTTAGCTGTGTTTGAATTCATCATAAACCCAGCGCCCGGAGCGTTACGGTAAGAAGCGTCTACACTATAGAAAAGGTCCATAACTTCGCTAATAGTAACAGCATCAACAGCAGCAGCAGTCTTACCCAAGCTTGAGCCAGTTACAATACCTTGAGGTGCTGTAGTGTCTGCTCCAGTAGTTAAACCTGCGTTAATACCTCTCTTTAAACGGTTAGCTAATTGGCCACCTACAAAGCTAGAAAGGTCGAAAGCGTTATCACTCATTAACTGGTTTGATACTTGTACCAAGCCCGA